TGCCTTTTCTGCCCATTGAATAACAGTTTGGCCAGTAAGTGTTACCGATTCTGCAAGAGCATTATCAAAGTATTTAAAATATTTATTTGCCATTGCACCATAAAGAGAATTAAGCAGAATTTTTACAGACATCTGATTATTTTCAAGTTGATTAATTTCAAACTCTAAATTAGAATCCTTTGTTTTTTCATATTCGGATTGTAATTTTAACATTTCCCTTTTTATTACTGTTCGTTCTGCATAATAATCAACAATCAATTCTGGAATAATACCTTGTTTATCCTTACGATATGATATACCAGAAGAACAAACTGCATATTTGTCACTTACCTGTTTTTCTCTATTATGGTCATTTAAATAATAATTTGTGCCTTGTGGAAATCTTGCAGCTGCAATGGTTTCAGGCGAGATGTTTTGTTGAACAATAATATTAGGATATAGTGAATTTAAATCAAATGATACAACCCAATCATGAAATCCTGTTTCAGGTGTTTTTACATGGCCACCTGCAATTGATTTTGCATCGTCAAGTACCAGGTCTGGATTACCCACAACATGATAAGGTATTTGTTCCACTTGTTCAACTGGTGATATTATACCCTTTTTTAATAATCTACGATATATGATTGATTCCCATATAACTGTTGTGCCCATTGTGTCTTGTAAATTTATACCACCCTTATATGCCATTGTAAGGGCGAGGGATATTAATCCCATTTTTTTGTCAATACGTTCAACCAACTGAACATCTTTTATATTATAATCAATAAATTTTTGATGGTCCTCTTTATATAATGTATGTAGGCTACCGTGTTCATCATACGATAATTTTCGTTCGCCAAGTACTACATAACCAATGTGGTCCAATCGATATGATTCTTGAGTGCCATACGAATAACCAAATTTTCTAAACAATTCCAAATAATCAGATTGTTGAACACCAACAATATCATATGTTTGTAATACCTTGTTATTAAATGAACGAATTTTTATTACCTTTTCGTTTACCTGATTCCAAGGTGAAAGTTTTTTCATAAGGGATTCACTGCTGATAACACATATTCTGTTTACAAGATATGGTATATCAAAGAAACGTGAATTCCAACCAGTAATTACATCTGGGTAATCATTAACCCAATGATGTAAGAATTTTGCAATTAATTCCTTTTCTGATGCACAATGTTCATATTTAATAACATTACCATATAATTCAATTTCTGTTTTATCTGCGTCATATTCACCTAAACCCCAAACATAATAAATGTTTGTTTTACTTGATTTTAATGTAATTGAAATAATTGGGTGTGCTGCATCTTTTGGTTCTGGAAATCCATCATCAGATGCAACCTCAATGTCAAAATTAACAATGTTTATATCATCAATATTAAATTCAATATCATTAGGATACCTTTCGGCAATAAACTGGTGAATGTAATTTGTTGTGCCATACACATTTATGTCTTTTACCTCTTTATACATTTTTGCAAAATCATTTGCATCACGCATTGTATCAAACGATTTAGGAAATAAATTTTGACCAAAAATTGATTTATAATTTGTTTCTTGTTTGGATTCTAGGTATAAGGTAGGTTCAAATCGAACTCGATATTTTTCAGGTCTGCCATTATTATAGCCTCGATATAAAAGTTCATTACCGAAACGATTTATTGATGTGTAAAATTTCATAATATAATTATATAATATTCTTTTATAAAAGTAAATAGGTGGAGCAAAAAAAATGCCCCACCTAGAGTTACACTTAGCTTATTTACGAATTGCTTCGAGAATGTCGCCAATCGATACTCCTTCAGCCTTAGCAAATTGTGCTACGCCTACCAGATGTTTATCATCTTTGTCTGTACCGAAGTGTATGCCAAAAAGTCTTTCGCCAATTTTATTAATAAAATATTCCTCAGCGTGACTCATTGATTGTTTTAGCATTGTCGTCATTTTTATTTTTCCCCTTAATAGATTGATTAATTGCTATTTTTCGGGGACGCTTTTCCTCGGGAAGTATTCGCTCCAGTCTAATTGAAAGCAGGCCATCCTCAAGGTCAGCTCCAGTGACTTCTACAAATTCGGATAGTCTAAAGGACCTTTCGAATTTCCGTCCACTAATACCTTTGTGTACATAAAGTTCCTGATTCCTACGATGCTCACGATTGCCTTTAATGGTTAATATTCCATCATGCATCGTAATTTCCAAATCAGCTTCTTTGAAGCCCACAATTGCTAATTCGATGATGTATTCATCATCATGCAGTTTCACCACATTGTGAGGTGGGTAATGGTCCTTCTGATGTGAAGAAGCCATTCTCTCTAAGTCGTTGAAGATGTGGTCGAAACCGACGAACGCTCCACGCGGGAACGTGAAAGTATTGCTTACCATAGTGTCCTCCTAATAAAAGCAAGGTTGTAGAATAGGACCCGACAACTCGGTGTCCATTATTATATATACATTATTATAATTCAAAATTAAACAAAAGTAAATATATTTTTATATAAATAATATTACGTTCATCCAAATCGGACGGAAGTAGCATAACGCGAAGGAACGCACTTTAACTGTAAAAAGGGAGAGTGCTATGAAACACGCAATCAATCTCATACGCAAAAAGAAATCAACCGAACAGGCTCATCTTTTAATTATTAAAAAGAAATTAAGTCTTGCTTAATTTAGCTTGTTACCGATGTTGTATTTCGGACACAATTCCCAATCATCTTTATCTTTAAATGAGATGATTTTGATTTGTCTCAATGGTGCGAGGGGGTCTAATTTAACATTGTTATCAATTGTAATTAGGCCCCAATCACTCATGAGTTGAGCAATTGTATTACGTCTTGCAATATCAGACTCCTCTAAGTCTGATTTCTTACCATCAAGTAAAAATAGTTCTTTGAAATGTACAATAAAATATCTGCCTTGTTTGTGTAATATATGGCAGGATTGATATAGCTTTTTGTCTTTTCTTGAAGCCACACCTATACGTGTTAATGTTTCGCGAACTTTTAGGAAATCGTCTGGTTCATTCAACACTACCTCTAGCATTGAATTAGGTGTCCATTCTATTTGATTATAATCTTCCACCTTTGTATACCTTTTTATTTAATTCGTTAATTTGTTTTTTGGAAAATAAGCCGAGAACTTGTCTTGCTTTATCGTTGCTATATCCATAATACTCTTTAATTATTTCCACATCATTTTCTGTTTCAGGCTTTAGCCATTTACTAAAACGTTTTCGTTTTCTAATAATATTTATAAAAAATTGGAATTGTAAACGATTATCAATATGATGATTAACATTCATTTCATTTGCCATTAAAACAGTATCTTGGAAATATGATAATCCACGATTAATCATAAACGAATTATAGGCCTTTTCAGAAATATCATCAACCATAATATCCTTTTTCGTATCATTAATTGCATTTAAATATTCAAATGGATTCATTAAAACCAACCTAACTTTGTACCATTATGTGCAATAATAAAGAAACATGCAAGCATATGTGTTAATACCCATATTGTTCTAATCATGGCTGCAATATCACTTTCCTTATCGTTACCTATTTTACTGCCAATTGTTTTGGCCCATATTCTCCATATTTTATGCATTTTGTATTCTCTTCCGTAATTCAGATGAACTAAAATCATGGCTTCTTCTGTTATAATATATAATCATTTTATTGTCATCACCAAATGTTGAGGTAAGTTCTCTACCGGTAAAATCCTTATCCATGTATTCCTCACCCACAAACCGAATATTAATTGTTCGTTCATGTAGTTTTAAATAATCCAATAAATCCTTTTCTGTTTCATATGGTACAATTTCATCTACATATTTACATGCAGATAATTGCACATATCGTTCAACAATACTTTGTACAGGTTTATTTTTTTCCTCTCTATCAATGCTGGGGTCTGTTTGTAAACCTACAATAAGGTAATCACAATTTTGTTTACATTCCTCCAACATTGCAACATGTCCTGCATGAAATAAATCAAATGTAGAACATGTAAATCCTATTTTATTTGAATTTGACATTGGCCATAATCTCCGTTAAACATGCTACTGCATTTAATTCGTGGTCTGCAACAAAGGCATTTTTATATTGATAATCAGCAAGTATTAATACAAGTTGTGGAATGGACGAAGCATCTACAACCTCTTCCATTTTATTATAAACATTTCGAACAATAACAGAAAAGTCCAAATCAATATTATTTGCAACCCATTGTCGCATTTTTTTAAAGTCCTTTTCCTTAAGAAATCCAAAAAGATTATTGTAATTTATATCCGATACATTTTCAAGTATACCAGAATCGATGGAACCACTGATTGAATATCTTTGTAATTCGTTTAATACCCTTCGCCAATCTGGGCAGTATTTCATAATTAATTCAGCAATAATTTTATTATCAAATGTAACACCCTCGTCAGTAAGAATATTTGATACCCTTGTCATAAATTGGCCGGCAAGATTTGCCAGTTGTTTTTTAGTGGCATTAAATTCGTATACACTACAACGAGAATGTAGTGGTTCAATAATTCTATTCTTAAAATTACATGTAAGAATAAATCTGCAGTTGTTTGAAAATTCTTCAATAAATGCCCTTAATGCAGGTTGAGTTGATTGTGCATTAAGGTAATCGGCCTCGTCCAATATAACAACCTTATATCCACCTTGTAGTGATACTGTAGAGGCAAATTGTTTTATTTTATTTCGTAAGGTATCAATGTTACCTTCTTCAGACCCATTAATAATTAGATAGTCTAATTGTAATTCATTACAGATAGCTCTGGCAACGGTTGTTTTACCGAGGCCAGCACTACCGGTAAAGAGCATATTAGGTATTTCTTTATTTTCAATAATTTTAATAAAAGTATTTTTGAGGTTATCAGGTAGAATAACATCAGATATCCTCTTTGGCCGATATTTCTCGACCCATAAAAATTCACTTGACATAATATAGTTCTCATTTTAAAATTAATCTTCGTCAACAGTCATTGCTTGTTCTTGTTCCATAGACTCTATTATTTGAATCATTTGTACACATTGGTCACGTAATGCACCAATTGTTGAAAACTCTTCGCCTTTGAAACCGCCACGTTGTGCAACTGCATCAACAACTGCAATAGAGCTTCTTGAAACTCTGTTTGCAAGGTTTGTTAATTGTTCTTGATTATTGTTACTAGGTTCTTTTTTTGCCATTATTATCCTCCATAATTAGATGTTTTTTCAAGGGCAATCCAGTATTGGACACCTTTTTCTTTATTAACAAAATGTGAAATAAGTTTTGATGATATGTTTACCTCATAATCACCAGGTAATATTTTTAGGTTTTCAATATCCAAAATAAATTTAAACATTTCGGATTCGTATTCACCATCAATATCTATTGAATAACTATTTGCAGTACTATTTCCAGAATCGGTCACTGTTAATGTTAATAGGTTATTATTACCTGTTATAATTAATTCCTTATGTCCGAGTGTGGACGCTGCATTTTTTAGTTTTTTAATTGTAGATTGGTCCAAGGTAAATTTAACCTCACACTCTGGCATTGTAATATCTTTTTCCGAGAATGTTAATGTATCAGGCGAGGAAAAGAAATATTTTATTTTTGACCTACCTGATGAATCACCAATTTGTACATATTGTTCCTTAAAATCCAAATTAGGTTTATCAACAATTGTTAAGGCACCTAAAAATTCATTTAGGTTATAAATGCCAAATTCATTGGGAAATTCCACATTTAATGTTGCCCTACCTAAAATATTGCGCGCCTCTGAAATCGTACGAATATCCTGACCAGGTCGGATAAGAATATTCTGATTTATGGTCGCAAAATTTTGTAACACTTCAAGAGTGTCTTCATTTATTTCCATAATATACTCCTTATTTTTATTTTACTATTATAATTTAATTTTACCATTTTGTAAATATGTTATTTAATTTTACTGAAATTTTTGTCTTTATAAAATTCCATTTTACTGTCAAATTTACCATCAAGAATATCACCTTTGTGTGAAATAATAAAAATATTACTATCATCAGGCAAAGTGTATAGTATTTTAAATAGGTTTTCAATACCATCATAATCAAGGCTTGAATCAAAGGTTTCATCAAGTATTAATAAATTGGTTGATACTGAATTTTTCATCTTTGCTATTTGACGCCATGTAAATAATAATGCCAAATCAATCCTTTGTTTTTCTCCTTCAGAAAAGGAATCATAACTGAAATCATCTCTATGTCTGGACCTTATTGTTTCCTTAAATGATTCGTCAAGGTCAAATGATACAAAAAAATCTAATACCTGTAGATACTGGTTTACCAATTTATTAATCACAGGGAGGTATTGTTTAATAATTTTGGTCTTAATACCAGTATCCTTAAGTAATTCTGCGATAACCTGATTATAGGAATAACTATCAGATAGGTTTAATTTTTCCTCTGTAATAGTATTTTGTTCATCGTTATAAGTATTTAAATCATCTTTTGCATTTTCCAAATCCATAACAACGTCATTTGAAATATCATTATTTAATTCATCGTTTTGTGTTTGTAAGGTTGAAATTGTTTGATTATTTACAAATATTGTACTTTCTTTTGCTCTAATATCATTAAGAGATGTTTTTACCTCATCAATGGTAATATTCAGTTTTGATGTTTCACCGTCAGCCTTATTAAAGGCATTTTGATATTCCTTTGCCTTTTCCTTTGCACTTTCCAATTTTAATGATTTTATTTCATCAGATATTGGTTGTGAACATGTTGGACATTCATCGTTATCCTCATAAAATTTTGTATCCTTTGCCAGAGTTTTCATTTGTTGTTGAAACTGTGTGGTATATTGTAATAGTGTACCTTTTCTAGTTTCAAGTGTTTTTAATTCATCTTCCAAAGGTTTTAATTTTTCTTCAATAATAAGTGATAGTTCAGAATTGTCCTTTTGCAGGGTTTTTATTTTTTTGTTATTTTTATTAATTGAAGTTTTTTTGTTTTCAATATTCTGGTCTGTCAATATCTGAACATCTTTAATATATTTTTTCTGTGTTTCAATTTTATTTTTTAAAATTTCTATTTTTGTATTGACCTCAGATATTTGATTTTTTAATCCGGATTGTTTTTCCTTTAATAATATATTCATTTTAGAAAATACATTTATATCCAATAAATCCTCTATTACTTCCTTTCGGTGATTGTTGGGTAATTGCATGAAAGGAATAAAGCTACTACTACCCAGAACAATCACTTGATGAAAGGATTTGTGGTTTAATTTTAGAATATTTTGTTCCAATATTTTTTGATAATCCTTGGCATGTGATGATTGATTAATCATTGTTTTGCCTTTCCATATCTCAAAAATATTTGGTTTAATACCTCGTACTACTCTATATTCTGCCTTACCAATAAAAAATTCAACTTCAACAACACAATTTTTTTGATTTATTGAATTAATTATTTGAGCCTTTGTAATATTTCTGTGAGGTTTTCCAAATAGAGCAAAGGATAGAGCATCCAACATTGTTGATTTACCTGCCCCATTGTGCCCTATAACCAGTGTGGTTTTATTTTTTCGTAAATTAACTTCGGTGAAGTTATTACCAGTGGATAAAAAATTGCGAAACTTTAGTTTCTGAAATGTAATCATAATATATTATATAAAATTTTGTTGTAAATGTAAATATGTTTTACGAGAATTCCAGAGATTGTGCTTCGTTCATGAGTTCCCGCATCTCTGTTTTTATTCTATCTTTATCAAGTTCGGTATTGACATTATCAATATAATCGTCCATTAATTTAAATGTATCATCAATTGTTAATCCTTCATCATCAACATTATCTCCCATAAATTCATTAAAATTTTCTGCTATTTTTAATTCGTACACTTGTTCATTTTGTATTCGGTCAATAAATCTATCAAAAATAAACCCATCGGTTTTGTTTACAACAACCACCATAACAAATTTATTTTTTAATACTGATGTATCAAAATTCTGATAATCCTTGTTTTTATCATCATAATATATTTTATGATATAACGTATAAGGGTTTTGTACCTTTGTTATTTCCCTTGTTTCTGTATCTACTATATGGAAATATTTTGGGTCATGTGCATCGTTCCATGTAAATTCCAATTGTGAACCTAGGTACCAAATATTATCCTTACGTGATGAACAATGATAATGACCACTTAATACCATTTCAAATTTATTAAATATACTCGGGTCCATACCTTCAGGGGCCTTAAGGCCTCGTAACACTTCAAACCCTTTTAATTCCAAATGACCGCCTAACCAATCTGCCTTACAATTTTTTATAAACTCCATTGAGTGTTCATAATTTTCTGCACATATCCATGGTAATAAGGCAATGTTTAATGAACCATATCTTTTAACCTCTGGTTCCATTATAATATTCACTTCATTCATATAGTGACCTAAACACTCCTTAAGTGAATTTAATTCATTTGTATTTTTATAATATACGTCATGATTACCAGGAATAATATCCATGGTAATATGTTTTTCTCTTAATATGTTTAGGAAACTTTTTCTGTTTTGTGTAAGTGCCTTGAAATTAACAAATTTACGGTGGTCATAATAATCACCTAAATGTAAAATATGTTTTATACCTTCTTCTTCCAATTTAGGAAAAAATATATCTGTATAAAATTGTTCAGCATTATTTAAATAAATTTCTGATGCATTGCGAACACCACAATGCGTATCATTCAATATCGCAATTTTCATTATAAAAACTCACTTAAATCAGAGTCGGCATATACCGTTCTTTTTTTCCTTGTTTTCTTTTCACGTACAACATATTCCTTAAAGGCCTTATCACTTTCCTTTACTCTATCTATACGAGATTTAAGAACATTTACATAGTGATTTAATTGTTGCTCGCCACCACCATATACATCATCGGCAATAAAATCTCCAATGCTTGTTTCAGACAAATATTTTAATTTTAATTCTTGTTGTTTCTTTTCCTTGGCAATTCTTCGTAAAAAGGCATACCAAACAATCTGTGTAAAATATGCAAATGCATTAGGATTACCTGTTCTGGTTGCAGCGTCAATATCATAATTTAATATTGCCTTTAAACAATTTTCAACAGCATCCATGACCATTTCTTCTCGATATGTATAGCCAACAAAATTTCCTTTATGAGATAAACCTTCAGCAATTCTCATAAAACATGTTGCAATATAATCAGGAACAATTGGTAATTGATTTGCTCTATTCTTTTTTGCGGTTTCAACTTCTTTTACATATTCAACAACTGCTTGTGAAAAGTCCTTATTGTTGACATAATGTATATGATTTTTTTTTCTTCTAGGCATAACAAAATTCCTTAAGTATATGTAACTATTATATAATTTTCCATTGTCAAAGTAAATATATTTTTTTTATATTTTTTTTTCAAAAACGTGTTTACATTCCCTTAAAACAAGTGTATAATAAATTAAGCCCTTTGGGTAGGGTTGGAATAGGGGTCAATGTATAGTTCCTTTTGGTTTTTTAAATGAAACAATATTGGACATTTTTTCCTCTGCAGAATCCTGACTGGTTCTAAAATCCAAATTATATTGTTCATCTAGTAAACTATCAAATAATTCTGAATTATTTTTTAAAATTTCTTCGGCAGCCTTTCTTTCTGACAACCTATGATTATCAGTTTTAACCATTTTATGTTTACCATCAGCTAAATCTTCTGCAATCATTTGTAGTGTTTCCAAATAAAGTGATTTTAAATCATCTGATGGTTCAATTTGACAAATAACGTGTAAAGGGTTTAATACAAACAATAAATTCATATTATCAAAAAAGGCCATCCACGGTCTTAATGAATAATATTTTGTACCAGAAATATAACTTTCTGATGAATTTATTTTTAATACCTTTCTAATGATAACATCTTGCTCGTCATTATCAGGCCATTGAACTATTTCACAAATAATTTCATCACCATTTGTCATTTTAAATTGTTGCAGATTATCACTCATATGTTTACCTTAAACGTTTTATAATTAAATTTTTCTTTTTTATATATCCTTAATCTTTCAAACCCATGTAGCAAGGCAAAATTCTTATATGATAAATGACTTAAATCATCAACCAAATCAAAAAGTTTTGTTGCCTTACCATTATCACTTTTTCTTAAACCTCTACCTATACTTTGCAAAACTCTTATTTGTGATTTACTCGGAGATGCAAATATAATATTGTGTAAGTTCCTAATATTTATTCCTGTACTAAATGTGCCTAATGATGCCACAATAACCGCGTTTTTTTGTTTTTCTGTAATATTTCTTATTTGTTCCCTATCATTTGTATCAACATGCCCGGACACGTAAAAAACCTTGCGATTTTCATCTGCCTTATCTCTTATCATATTAAATAAAGGCTGTCCATGTTTTTCAACAAATTGGAATAATACTAATGTATTACCTTCCTGTGATAAGGCCAGATTTGATATAAATTTATTTCTCTTTTCGTATGTTACAATATAATCAATCTCATCTTGATATTTTCTTTTACCCCAGTATTTTCGTACTTGCGAATCATGTTCCAATATTAATCTTGTTATTTCTAATTGTGCAAGAGTATCATTTTCTTGTAATGATTTTGTTGTTGTTACATTTGTAATTTTACCAAATAAACCCTGTAATACCAATTCGTGTGTTAATGCACCATCAAGTGTACCTGTTGTACCAAACCGATACTCGGCCTCTGTACATTTATTCATAATTGACATTAATGATTTTGATTTAAATCCATGACACTCATCACCAATAACCATACCAAATTGTGAAAACCAATCCTTTGGTAGTTTATATATTGATTGCCAAGTACTAATAATTATTGGTGCATCAGTTTTTTTATCCTTACCTGAATATATACGATGCATTAATTTTTCATCATATCCATATTGTTTAAAATCATTATGCATTTGTTCAACCAAAGATGTGGTTGGTACAATAACCAATATTTTTCTTTTGTCAAATTCCTCCAAAAAATATCGTGCCAATATGTATATTATAAGAGATTTACCAGAGCCGGTAGGCGATAATAATATGGCGCGTTTTCTTTTAAGTCCATTAATAACAGCATCAAATTGATAATCTCTAGGTTCAAATGGTAAATTTAACCCTTTAATAAAATCAAATAATAACTGAGGTTCTATTGTATTTGTTTCATTAGGATAACCATACTTACTTTCCATAAGTTCGGTTTCATAATTATTTTGTTTACAAAAATATAATAAGTGCTGATACAGACCAGTAGGTAACTGGCCATTTTGATTGAATAATTTTATTTTGCCATCCCATACACGATTTTTGTATGCAGGCATATATTTGTAACCAGGTACAAAAAATGAAAAATAATCTATTAATTCGTATGCAATGGACCTTTCACATTCAATCTGTAGATTGGAATGATTTATGAGCCCGATTCGAATCTTTTCCAGTCTATTATGTTCTTTATTGTCTGATGTCGCCATTTTATTGTATCAACTATGTTTGTCAATGTATCTATAATTGTTTTATAATATTGTATTTTTTCTTCAGATAGTTGTATTTCAGGATCGGCATCATAATAATAATCCATTTCGCCTTTTAATACTCGAAGGCCATCAAATGGGTCTGGATTCCAACCTAATTCTTTTAATGTGTCCTCGTCCATTTTACCATTATAATATAACCATTTTTTCTTTAATAAAGTTTTTTGGTCAAATTCATATCGTTTTAACTGAAGTTTGGCCTTTGCCAACATCTCCATATATTTTGCATGTAAAACAGGTGTTTTTCTTGACGCATCATCTAAATGCATACTAGGTATTTCACAGTCACTTTGCCATTGTTTTAATATATTTTCTAAGTCCATAATATTATATATTATATCATAAATTACAGCAAAACCGAATACCTTTTCATTTTTTTGTTAATAAGTCCATAAGTGATTGATTTTAAACAAAACTTTTTTCGTCAAAAACGCATTTTTTTGTTTACATTTGTATTTTTTTGTGATAGTATGTACATATAATAATAAAAAAGAGGAGAAATTATTATGAAAAAACAAGTTAACTGCTTTGAAAAACAAGTAAAACATAACAAAGATACATTTGATTACATTATAAGTGCTCAAGATGGCAATTTGGTTATTACAAAATATCTTAACGAAAAAGAATGGAATGAAGATTTTAATGAATATTTCACTAAAACTCAGGTTTTAATTAAGGCTTCAAATCCAAGATATTTGGCAGGCGTCATTGAATTTATGAATGACCATGCAATTGTAGGTGACCTCTGGTTTAGTTCAAGTATGGATTTTGCCACAGAAAATGGTTTCAAAAGAAACAGAGATGCCCGTGACCTTTGGGACGAGGCAGAATATATTTACAAAATGGCTCAGTTTAAAGGTCAAAGAATTAATAAGGAATACGCATAATGTATCACGGACAATATACTATATTAACAGACGCAGATGGAGTCCTTCTAAATTGGAGAGATTCATTTGACTACTATATGATGAAAGAACATAACATCTTTGCAACTGGTGATGTTAGGGAATATGACCAGACAATAAGATATAATATGACATCTGATGATATTAATCAAAAAATATTACAATTTAATAATTCATCTAATATTGGTTTCTTACCACCATTATATGATTCAGTTAAATATGTACAAAAATTATATGAATTAGGTTATACATTTCAAGTGATTACATCTTTATCATTAAATCCATATTCGCAAGAATTAAGGACTAGAAATCTTAAAAGAATATTTGGTAATGCAATTCAAGGTATTGATTATCTTGATACATCTGCAGATAAAGATGAAATCTTGGAACATTATTCACACATATATCCAGAACACTACTGGATTGAAGATAAGGTTAAGAATGCTTTTGTAGGAGCAAAATTTGGTTTTGACTCAATGTTACTTAAGCACCCTTATACAAAGCTAGAAGATACTACAGGAATTACAGTATGTTCTGATTGGAAACAAATATATGAAAGGATAATTGGTGAATAATGTAAATAACCTATTTTTTGAATCACTCGAATTAAGATATAAATTTGAAGATATGACCTCAGATTTTAAATTTTTAAATGACAGTGATAGGTCAGATATAAATACCCTCAAATGGTTTGTAAAAGAAGGTTACAAATCTAATTCTTTAAGGGATAATTTTGAAGAGGCAAAAATAATTGCCATAAAAATTATCGACAACTATGAGAGGATTACTAATGGCAAAGAGTCTACAGAATAATTCAAGTTATGAGATTCTTGATGCAGATGGTGATGGTATAGTTAGTGATGAAGAAATGCAGAGAGCAAGAGAAATTGAAGAATTAGAATACCAAAAAATACGACACGAAAACGAAGATAAAAAAGAGGACCAAATCAGAAAGATGGCTTGGTTCGCACTATGGGGTATTCTGTTATACC